TTTGGAACGTACACTTTCCAACAAGAACGGAAACTGCTGCTAACAGAGGTGACTTTGAAGATCAATATCCATCAGAAGGAACTTCTGGTATAGATACTGATTTAGGTATTCCAGAAATTAATGTTCAATTAAGACAAGAAGCTCTTGTTGCTAAAACACGTAAGTTAAAAGTAATCTGGACTCCAGAATTTGCTCAAGACCTAAATGCGTATCATTCAATTGATGCTGAAGCAGAATTAACTTCTATGCTTTCTGAATATATTTCAATGGAAATTGACTTAGAAATCATCAACATGTGTTTAGATTCAGCTTTACACAAAGGATACTGGTCAGCAACAGTTGGCGAAACTCACAACGACTCAACTAATAATTGGTCAGCGGGTTCTTCTGCAGTTGCTTATCAACAAGGAACTTGGTTCCAAACTTTAGGTACTGTATTACAAAAAGTATCTAATAAAATTCACGCTTCTACAATGAGAGGTGGAGCAAACTTTATGGTTGTTGGACCGGACGTAGCTACAATTCTAGAATCTATTCCAGGATATGCTGCTGACACTGATGGCACTAAAGGTGAATTTGCAATGGGCGTACAAAAAGTTGGTTCTTTAAACAGCCGATTTACAGTGTACAAAAACCCATACATTCAAGATAATATTATCTTGATGGGATTCCGAGGAACACAATTCCTAGAAACAGGTGCAGTTTATGCTCCGTACATTCCGTTAATTATGACACCATTAGTATATGACCCGTCTAACTTTACGCCAAGAAAAGGTGTAATGACTCGTTATGCTAAGAAAGTTGTAAGGGAAGAATTCTATGGTAAAGTATTTATTAAAGACTTAAACTCTATATAATAAAAATTAACTATTAGATTTTCATTAAAGGCCCTCATTTTGGGGGCCTTTTTTTGTAGGCTAGTTGATATTTATTAATAGGCAATCTAGAAAATAAATCGAGATACGAAATGGCAGATATAAAAATATGGGACGGAACAGCAACTTGGAATACTGATGAAACGTCAGAAAATACACCTTTTGGTTTATATGAATCAGATGATATTTTTACTGGCTCAGCAGTAAGTACAGCTAAGTGGTGTGCTAAAAGGTTAGGTTATCCTGTAGTAGATATAGAATTACAATCTGGTTCATTTTATGCATGCTTCGAAGAAGCTATTACTGAATACAGTTCTCAAGTAAATAGATTTAACATAAAAGAAAATTTATTATTTTTAAAAGGCAATTCAACTAGTTCAAGTTATACTCATGTTAATGTTTCTCCAAATTTAGGAAGAAATATTCAAATAAGTAAACAGTATGGTTCAGAAGCAGGTGTAGGTGGCGATGTTTCATATTATACTGGTTCAATAGATATATCATCTGGTTCTCAAACATACGATTTAGATGCTTTATGGTCTGAAGTTAGTGAAAGTGGAAAAAATATAGAAGTAAAAAGAGTTTTCTATCAAGCTTCTCCTGCAATTACTAGATTTTTTGATCCTTATGTTGGAACTGGAACAGGAACTTCACAAATGTTAGGTTCTTTCGGTTGGCAGAATAATTCTCCAGCAGTTTATTATATGATGATGCCAATGTATGATGATCTTTTAAGAATGCAAGCTATAGAATTCAATGATGTTATTAGAAAATCTGCTTACTCTTTTGAATTAATAAATAATAATTTGAGAATTTTTCCAAACCCAACAAACGCTTCTCCATATAAATTATTTTTTCAATATATACTAACTGAAGAAAGAAGCCAGCCGTATGCTGATACATATACTTCGGCTTCTGCAGAGATTTCAGACTTTAGTAATGCTCGTTATGATAATATGACTTACAACCAAATTAATGACCCAGGAAAGCAATGGATTAGAAAATATACTCTTGCTCTTACTAAAGAATTATTAGGTGGTATAAGAGGAAAATATTCATCAGTGCCAATTCCTGGAAGTGAAATTACTGTAGATGGTGATACTTTAAGAACTGAAGCAGCTAATGAAAAAGAAATTTTAATTTCACAATTAAGAGAAGACTTAGAACAATCTTCTAGAAGAAATTTACTAGAAAAACAAAAAGACGAATCAGAGTTTCAAAGAGAAACTATTAATAATGTACCACTTGGTATATACATAGGGTAAATTATGGCACTATTCGGCGGAGAAAGAGATGTATCTTTATTTAGAAATCTTAATAAAGAACTTATAAATAATTTTATTGATACAAGAGTTGATATATTTAAATCTTCTGTTGTAGAAACTAAAGAAAATTTATATGGCGAATCTTTAAATAAAGTATTTTTTCCTGCAGTTAGAGTTGGCGGTATGATAGAAACAGAAGATCAGGAATGGGAAGCAGATGAATTTGGTTCTGATTATGGTAGAAATGCTAAATTTAGTTTTTTGAGAGATACTTTAAATGATATTGCTAATTTGTTTATTGAAGGTGGTGATATAATACATTGGGATGATAAGTATTGGGAAGTTGATAGCGTAACTTCTACAGATTACTGGACAGGTAAAAACCCCGATACAGATTATACAGGAGGTACTCATGGTTGGAACGTTGGTGTGTTTTGTAATACTCACGAAACAAGGCGTTCAACAGTTAACTTAGAAAAAGTTAGATCCGGATATACAGGATTAGCAAAGAACATATAGTATGAATAGAGCGAATGAAATATCAAGAAATGATAATCAGCCTAATATAACTGTAGGTCTTTATGAAATAGACGAAATTATAAAATTTTATTTTGATAATGTTATTAAGCCTACTGTAAAAGAAGCTAACCAAGAACTATCTGTACCTATAATATATGGTTCACCAGAAAGGTGGGCATCTATACAAAAATCAGGAGTGTTTAGAGATAAGAAAGGCAAAATACAGTTACCTGCTATTGTATATAAAAGAACTTCTTTAGAAAAGAATATGATCGGTTCTAAAATAGATCCTAACAACCCTGTAGTTAGAAGTTTTACTAGACCTTATACCAAAGTAAATAGGTATGATAACTTTTCGGTATTACAAGGAAGAAAACCAATACAAGAAGTTCACAATATAGTAGTACCAGACTATGTAATACTAAAGTACAGTTGTATTATATGGACTAGCTATCTAGAGCACTTAAACCATATAATAGAAGATGTTAATTATGCAGCAAATTCTTATTGGGGGAATGACCAATTTAAGTTTATGGCAAAAATAGGAAGCTTTTCAACAGACTTATCAGCAGAACTTGGAAAAGATAGGTTCTCTAAGTGTGAATTTGAAATAGATATGAATGGGTATATAATACCAAACAACATGCAAAAATATTTAAGTAATTATAAACCAAAAGAATTTACAAAAGCTAAACTTGTAGTAAATGGTGAAACTGCAGTAAATGCTGATAATTATGTAGATATTCAAAAAGAAAAAGAAAGTAAAAAAATAAATAGATAAGAGGTTTTAAAATGGAAATAAAGTTTACAGACGAAGAACTAAAAAAAATCAAAGAAATAAAAAATAGCTACGAAAGCTATTCACGAGCTATTGGTACTTTAGAAATAGAAGCTATAGCTTTGAAAATTAAAAAAGAAGGCATTGAATCAAAAATTGTATTCTTACAAAAAGAAGAAATAGATTTAGCTGAAAAACTTAGTAAGAAATATGGTGATGGAGTATTAAATCCTGATACAGGAATATTTACCCCAAATAAGTAGGCTTTTGAATTCCTTATTGATATTTATATATTGAAAAGTAATACCTTTTTGCAAATCAATGTAAAAAATAATAATAGGAGATTAAAAACATGGCTGAAAAAATTATAAGTCCCGGTGTATTTACCCAGGAAAATGACTTATCGTTCGTTCCTCAGGGTATATCTGAAATAGGTGGTGCAATAATTGGTCCTGCAGTTAAAGGACCCGCAGGAGTACCAACCGTTGTAGATTCGTATGCAGATTATGTATCTAAATTTGGGAACACATTTAAAAGTGGTAGTGATTACTATCAATATCTAACTTCGCATACAGCGGAACAATACTTAAAACATTCTGGAACTTTAACAGTTGTTAGGATTATGGGAGATGGTTTTGCTGCAGCTACTGCATCTATTACAGGTTCCGATAATGCTGATGGTCATGCAGATGTAACTGACTTAGGATCATTCGTATTTAAATTACACTCTTTAAGTGATGGCTTTGCTGGTAATGCAGCAGGATTCCCAGATAGTAATGGAGTACTTGCAACTGGTTCTGCTGATAACTTAAGATATGAAATTACTGCAGCAAATACTGCAAGTGGAACATTTAGTCTAGGTATCAGAAGAGGAAATGATTCAACAAAAAGAAAAGTATTTCTAGAACAGTACAACAACTTATCTTTAGACCCAAAACAACCAAACTTTATATCTAAAGTTATTGGTGATATGACTATGACAGTAAGAGATGTTGGAACTACAGATCCATATTTAGAACTATCAGGTTCATACGAAAATAAATCTAGATATGTAAGAGTAGAACTAAACGCTAATTGCTTAACTCCAGATTTTAAAGATGATGGTGGTACTATAACTAATGCTCAGTACACTGGTTCTATACCAGCAGTTGGTACAGGTTCGGATTATGACGGTGGTGGTTTCGGTGCTGGTTCTAATGGTAATTTCATAGGGGATGGTTCAGGTGAAGAAGCTTCTCATTTTTATGATACTATAAATGCTAACAATACACAAGGCTTTGATGCTTCTAGTACTGATAATGTAAATGGAGGATCTCAATACTTAGATGCTATAAGATTATTAAAAAACCAAGACGAGTATGACATTAATATGTTAATAGCTCCTGGTATAAACCAAAACCAACATTCAGCAGTAGTGTCTGAGTTAGTTTCTATGGCAGAAGAAAGAGGCGATTGCTTTGCAGTTGTTGATCCTACTCCATGTTTCTCAACTTTAGGAACTGCAGTAGATGAAGCTGGGGATTATGATAATTCTTATGCAGCTATGTACTGGCCATGGGTACAAATACCAGATAACCAATTAAACAAATTAGTATGGGTTCCGCCATCAGTTGTATTACCTGGTGTTATTGCTTTTAATGATAAAGTAGCTGCAGAATGGTTTGCACCAGCAGGACTTAACAGAGGTGGTATCGATGTAGCAGTAAGAACAGAAAGAAAGTTAACTCATGCGAATAGAGACGATTTATATTCAGATGGTATTAATCCAATCGCTACTTTCCCAGGACAAGGTGTTTGTGTATGGGGACAAAAAACTTTACAAAAGAAAGCTTCTGCTTTAGATAGAGTAAATGTTAGGCGATTATTAATTAACCTTAAGAAATTCATCGCTTCAGTTTCTAAGTACTTAGTATTTGAAAATAATACATCTGCAACAAGAAATAGATTTTTAGGAGCAGTTAATCCTTATATGGAAGGCGTACAGCAAAGACAAGGTCTTTTTGCGTTTAAGGTAGTAATGGACGAAACAAATAATACTCCAGATGTAGTAGACAGAAACATAATGAAAGGTGATATATTTATTCAGCCAGCAAAAGCTGCAGAATTTATTGTAATCGACTTTAATATTATGCCAACTGGCGCAACTTTTGAAGATTAATGATATTTATATTAAAGAGGAGAAAAAATAAATGGCAAATTTAATAGACCCAACAGACTTAATGTTCACAAATTTTGAACCTAAAGTAAAGAATAGGTTCATAATGTATGTAGACGGACTACCTTCTTATTTGATAAGAAAAATAAATAGACCTTCTATTGCTAATAATGAACAATCTTTTAAACACATGAATGTGACTCGGTATTTAAAAGGCCGAAGTGAATGGGAACCAATTACCGGTATAGAATTGTACGACCCAATAGTTCCATCAGCAACACAAGCTACTATGGAATGGGTAAGACTACATCACGAATCTGTAACAGGACGAGATGGATATGGTGACTTTTACAAGAAAGATATCACTATTAATGTACTAGGTCCAGTAGGTGACAAAGTAGAAGAATGGTCTTTAAAAGGAGCATTCGTAACAAAAGCTGATTTTGGCGAAATGTCTTGGGAATCAGATGCAGAACCAGCTTTAGTAACTATTGACATAAGATTCGATTACGCAATCTTACAATTTTAATTAGAGTTTTATTATGGCAATGACAAACGATTTACAAAAACATGGCCCTTTCGGTAAGTATTCCGGATTGCATGTAGTTACTAATGGAACAGTTTACTTTACAGGTTCTGCTTTAGGAGCAGCAGCAGTTATGGTTTCTGGTTCAACATTTGCAGGCTCAATTACAGCAGCAGGTGGTGGAACTTTAGGAACCAAAACTTTAGCTATGTCAGGTCATTTTACAGGATCTGTAGCTATCGGGACCAATGCTAATAATATGGGTACTACAGTTTCTCCTTTATTTGAATTGGGAATATATAGTGCTACAAGTGCTGCAGAGACAGAACATATTATAGTATTTTCTAGATAGTCAATAATAAGTAATTATTTAAAAAAAGCCTTCATATTATGGAGGCTTTTTTATTTAGTATATATTTATATATGAACAGAAAGTTACAAAGAACAACAATTAAGGAGACATAAAAATGGCAAAAGTCGATGAAAATTACCCAGGAAAAGTAAAGATTACAGATGATGAACTAAAGCAACAAGCTATAGCTCAAGCTCAAGCTAAAGTATCTAAAAAAAATACACCTCAGAATGAAGCTCAAAAATACCCTTCAGAAATAATAGAATTACCAAGTAAAGGCTTATTATATCCTGAAAGTAGTGCTTTGGCTACAGGAAGAGTTGAAATGAAGTATATGACTGCAAAAGAAGAAGATATTCTTACTTCTCAAAACCTTATTAAAAATGGAACAGTTATAGATGCTTTATTAAAATCTTTAATTATTGGTAATGGTGAAGGCTATGCGGTTAATTATAATGATTTAATTGTTGGTGATAAAAATGCAATTATGATTGCAGCTAGAGTTTTAGGATATGGTGGAGATTACCCATGCGAAATGGCTTGTCCGTCTTGTGAAGCTAAACAAAAATTAGATATAAACTTAACTGAACTAGAAAACAAACCCTGGAACGAAAGTCTTGTAACACCACACAGTAATGAATTCAGCTTCACACTACCAGCTTCTAAAAGAGTTATAACTTTTAAAATTTTAAGTCATGGTGATGAAAAAAGTATAGAAAGCGAAGTTAAACGAATGAAAAAAAGAAAAATTGGTCAAACCGGAGTTTCTTATAATTTAACTAGTAGACTTAAAAAAATGATTACTTCTGTAGACAGTGATACAGATCCTATAAAAATAAATAGCTTTGTAGAAAATGAATTTCTTTCTAGAGACTCTTTAGCATTTAGAAACTATTTAGCCGAAATTAATCCCGATGTAGATATGACTATATTCTTTGAATGTACCGATTGCGGTCATGAAGATTCTAGTTTGCAACTGCCCATGAACGTCAACTTTTTTTGGCCTAGGGCTTGATTACAAGCCCAGACTACACACTCAAATCTTTGAGGTATGTTACCATTCACAAGGTGGTTTCACTCACAATGATGTGTACGGACTTCCCGTTTATTTAAGAACTTTCTACTACAAACAATTGTTAGAAACCAAAAAGAAAGAAAAAGAAGAAATGGACAAAGCTTCTAAAGGTAAAAGTCCATCTTCTGGCCCACCAAGTATACCTTCTTTCGCTAAAACACCACAAAAATAGGTCTTGATTGATATTTATATTTGTAAGAATGTAAATAAATAAGAGATTTGTATCATGTCAAAAAGTAAAGAAACGTTAACAGAAGGTGTTTTAGATTATCTTTCGAATATATTAAAAAAGACAAGCAATGCAAGATTTGCTAGTAGTCTTAAAAGTATAGAAAATTCAGGAATAGAAGGTAAGAAAGCAGTAGCAGCATTTAAAAAACAAGCTGCTGAACTTGATAATTCTGTAGAGGTAGTTAATAAGTTAAGACAAAAATATAGATTAACTGACTTCGAGTAGAATAAATGTCAAAAGAACTCCAAAATCGGAAACAAGTCAGAAACTTAGTTAAAGAAATCCTAGGTGTAGAATCTTTGATTACTAAAGAAACTACTGAACAAACAAAACAATATAAAGATTTAGCCAACCTTATGGGTAAGACTGCTCAACAAGCTAAAGTATATACAGGAGTTATCGATAAGCTTAGGAATTTAAAAGACGAAATTAAGCAAATAGCCGAAGACGAAGCTATAGCTACAGATGGCGAAGTACAAGCTCAAAAAAAGATTTTAGATGCTTTAAATAAGCAAAAAGATAGACAAGCTGAAATCAATGGCTTTTTCGGTTCATTTAAAGATAAGCTAGATGATGCTGCAGCAATAATGAGAGACCCAAAAGTAGCTACTGGTTTATTTGCTATAGCAGCAGCAGATGCAATGAAAGACTTTGGTAAAGCAGTATTAGATACCAGAAAAGAAATGGGTCTTATGGCAGCAGAAGTGTTTAATGTAGCCGGAACTTTAGGAATGGCATCTATTAAAGGCTTTACTATGGGCGTTGGCATTGGAGATGCTGCAGATGCTATGAAATCTTTGTCTGCTGCAGGAATTCAGTATAGTGATATAACTTCTGACACAGTAAAAGAAGTAGCAGTGCTAACAACTCAACTAGGAGTCGGTTCGGAACAAGCAGCTAAACTATTTAAACAATTTAAAATGCTTGAAAGCAGCTCAGGAGAATCAGCTAAATCAGTAATTGAATTTACAAAAGGTTTAGCTAGAGCAAATGGTGTAGCACCTGGTAAAGTTATGAATGACATAGCTAATAATACAGAAGCATTTGCTGCTTACTCTGATGATAGCGGTAAAAATATGATTAAAGCAGCTGTATTTGCAGCTCAGCTTGGTGTCGAAATGAGTACATTATCTGGTATGGCAGACAACCTTTTAAATATAGAAGATTCAATCCAGAAAGAAATGGAAGCTTCGGTTTTATTAGGCAGACAAATAAATATGAATAAAGCTAGAGAATTAGCTCTTTCTGGAGACTTAGAAGGAGCAGCTGCAGCAGCAATACAACAAATGGGTGGAATTGCAGAATTCCAAAAAATGAATGTTATTGAACGAAAAGCAGCAGCTGCAGCAGCTGGAATCCAAGTTTCAGAATTACAAACTATTCTTTCTAATAAAAGTAAACAAGTTCAATTAGGCTTAACAGAATTAACAACAGCAGAAAAAACACATGAAGTAGTTGCTGGAATAGGAAAGCAAATAGCAAACAACATACCATTATTAGCTTCAGGAATTAATATGCTTGGCTCACTTACTAATGTACTTGGTAGATCTGAAATGAAAAGATATGCTAAATCAGCTATTTTTATGGCTAAAGAAGTTGGACATGCCGTAACAATGGGTATATTCAGAAAGAAATCATTAGCCCAATTGTTAGGTATTAATAAATTTACACAAGCAGGCTTGGCAGCAGCAGCAGGTCCTCTTACAAAGCTTGGCAAACCAGATATGAGATTTGCAGCAAACAAGGGTGAAGATTTAGTATCGAGTTTAAAAGATAAAGCAAAAGAAAAAGGCGAAGACTTAGTTGACAAAGGAGCGGACAAACTAAAAGGAGCTTTTGAAAAAACTCCTAAAACAGGAACACCAGGCAAAGGCTTTAATGTAAAGTCTGCTTTAAAAGCAGCTGCTGCAATGTTGATTATAGCAGCAGCAATGTTTGTTTTTGCAAAAGCAGCACAACAATTCGGTGTTGGAATAAACTGGCCATCAGTAGCAATTGGCTCAGCAATACTAGTTAGCTTAGGAGCATCAGCAGCATTACTAGGAAAAATGTCATCGCAAATTATTCAAGGTTCTTTAGCAATGGCTATTCTTGGATTAGCTCTTGTACCAGCAGCATTTGCATTTAGTCTTTTAGCTGGAGTAGATGCTGGGTCTATAATAGCTATGGCAGGTGCAATTATTATACTTTCTGCTGCAGCTTTAGTAATAGGTTCAATAATGGCTTCAGGAGTAGGTGCAATAGCTTTTGCATTAGGAGCAGCTGCAATAGCTGGTTTAGGTTTAGCCATAATACCTTTTGCAGGAGCATTAGGTATGTTAGAAGGTGTAGATGTAACTAGTATTTTTGGTGGAATAGCTAATTTAGCTTCCTCTTCTAGTAGCATAATTACTTTAGGTTTGGCTCTATCTGCAATGGCTTTAGGAGTCGCAACTTTAGCAGGAAGTTTAATGATTTTAACACCCATGCTACCAACCCTTTTAGCTTTAGGAACTGTTGGTATTGCAGCAGGTTTAATAAGTGGGCAGATAGGTGGAAATACAGGTACAGAAGTAAACCCACCAGAAGAAGAAGCTGAACAAGCATTAACAGAAACAACTTTTAAAAATGCAATGGGTGAAGTTGTAACAGCTATATCCCAAATGAAAGTAGAAATGGATGGTAGGTCAGTTGGTAAAATATTAAGTTTAGCATTACCATCATCAACAACAGTAGGAAGAGGAGGAGTATAGAACTATGGGACAACTTGTATCGCACGATGAAAATAAAATAGCTTCTACAGGTAGAATAAAAAGCTTTTCATTCCAAACAAATTTAGAAGATTTTTACAATGAATCTGTACATGGTTCAGTTGACCATAAAACATTAGCTTCTGAAGGTGCAACAAATTATTCTAAAAATTCAGACGTAATTGGACAATCCCAAATGAGAACTGGAAATGAATTTGCAGGAGCAGGAGAACTTTCAGAATACTACATAAACCATATTGCAAAAAGAAAGTATCAAAGTATAACAGAAGAAGCAAAACGTAACAATCCTCAAACACCTTTATGGTTAGGCCAACCATTTATAAATAGAGGACCTGCAAATGGCAAACCTGGCGTAAATGTAGAAGAAACTGTAATAACTTCACCTGTTCTTAATACTGTTAGAGATGCTATGTTTTTAGGAAGTCCTAAAGGTTTACTATTTTTAGCTAAACAAGTTGGATACCAATTAACAAACCCTAAAGGCGAATTTTATGACCCTACAGGTACTGTTTCTAACCCATTACATAGTAATAGAATTTTCAATCCTTTAGCTATGGTAGGTGCTCCAGTAGGTAATATGGTCGGGACACATTTAATGAGACATGGTGCAGGACCTTTTAATGCTCTTGATTCTGACTATGAACATAGAATAATAAAACTAAACCAAAACCAAGGTGATGATATTGGCAAGAGTCAAAATAGATTAATAAAACTTGCAAAAGAATCAGGCTATAGTCATTTTAAAACTAGTGGCCAAAATACTGTAGATGGTATGCCAGAAGGAAGTAAAGGCTTTGGTTTAAATAAACTAAAAGAACTTGGAAAAAGATTAGCAGCTAAATTAGCTAGAGGAAGAACTCCTTGGGTAACTTTAAGTGGCTTAGGAGGACCTAATTCTTTATTAGGAATTGGTTCAACAACCCAGTATAGACATGGAAGTGGAAACCCTTTACGAGATGATTTTTCTTTTTGGAGTATCGAACAGCCATATAGAAAAGAAGAAGCAGCTAAAACGCCAAACTCAGCAGTTAGAGATAGTGATGGTGGTAACAATATATATCACTTAGGAAATCTTGATGCTGAATCTACTGATGGTATGGTTGTATTACACCCAGCTGATAGTACTGAACAGCTAAACGAATTAGCAAGTTCTGATTCTCTTGAAAAGTTTAAGCCGGCCTTAGGTCCTGGAAGAGGGAATACTAGACAAGGAATTCATTCTTACAAAGCTTTTGAATACGGAGACATTCCACAAGGGGAATTAACTAGCACTAATAACTTTCTAGAAACATTAGGTCCAGATGAAGCAAAAGGTCGATTTGTTGCTGATTACGAAGCTAATAATATAATTAAGCGTTGGGGCTTAGGTGATTATGGTAGGTTAGATAAAACCCAAGAAGCCGATGATGCTTTCATTAATAATGACGAATTTAATGATTGTATAATTTTTAAATTAGCAGGCATTCAATTTAGAGCAATATTTGATGGTGACATTTCTGATAATACTTCTATTGGCTGGAACAATCATAAGTATATCGGTCGAGATACTGATCTTTATACTTACGATACTTATTCAAGAAGCTTTACATTTAAATTAACAATCCCATCATTTACTGCAAAAGAAGCAAAAAAGAATTATCAGAAAGTAAATCAACTTATGAGAAACTGTAGAGCAGTTTACGATGATGCTGATATACCAACATCGCCTTATAACACTATAACTCTTGGAGATTATTGGGTATCAAAACCTTGTCTAATAGAATCCATTAATAACACAGTAGCTACTCACGATTGGGATATTGCTTTTGGTGAAGGTAGACAAACAGTAGGTTCAGAAATACCTAAACACTTTAGCTTAGATATTAGCGGTAAATTCTTATCAGTACCTAGTCAAGGCGAAGCAAATTATTTTGGGAGTAGTATATTACAATGAGAAGATACGATTTAAATAATAAAACTAAAGATTTAGAATATCACAGTGGTGAATATTATAGTACAATAAGATATCCAAAAATTGCAAAGCATGAAACCGATATTTATATTATAACTGTACAAGGTGATCGACTAGATACTATAGCTCACAAATACTACAATGATACTACTCTTTGGTGGATTATAGCTACTGCCAATAGTATTGGAAAGGGAAGCTTATCTATTAGCGCTGGTAAACAAATAAGAGTTCCTAAAAGATTACAAGATATCCTTGCAGATTTTGAAGAAATAAAAACAGAGCGTAGTTAATTATGTCGTTTTTTCTAACAGACCCACCAACATGGTCTCCTTATGCTTTAGATACTAGGAAAGAAGCCCATGCAGATATACATAAATATCCAGGTTGGGCTAAGAGACAGTCTTGGTGCAAACTTACTTCAAATGTAGTTTATAAAGATTCTTCCAATAAATTTATATATCCATCTATTTTAATGGGTGGTAATTTAAATAAAAACCTAATGCCAGAAAATACAACTGTTAACTATTCTTATGATAAAAATAGAAATGTACCAATGCCAGGAGTTATTTCTATTGATGTAGATTTTAAAGGTACTAAAGGTGGTTTAAGAGAAATTAAAGTTGGTTTTAGATGCTGGAACATGAATCAATTAAGTGATATGGAAAAACTATTCATGTCTTTGGGTAAGAGTGTTGTAGTAGAATGGGGCTGGAATACAGATCCTGAAGGTAATAGAAATTATTCTCTTATGAGCCAAAAAGATTGCGAATTAAATAGTGGTGCATTCTATCAAAAAGTTATACAAAAACAAGAATCAGCAGACGGGTGCTACGATGCAGCTAAAGGCTTAGTAAGTAATTTTAATTGGTCTCTTGCAGCAGACGGCGGGTTTAATTGTGATATTACTTTAATATCTATGGCAGAAGCTTTGCTAACTACTAGTATAAAAGAATCGCACGATAATTGTGAAAATAAAAATTCTAATGACGAAGACGATGAAGCAGAAACAGATGGAACTTTAGTACAAAATTTTAGATTGTTAACAGAAAACTCTGAAGCTGGAAAGTCTTATACTATTATGGGTGCTGAAACGGGCGCTGGAAGTGATAAAGTTGCTGCAGTAGCTATACAGTTCGATGCAGAGCGCACTGATGAACAGAAAGAAGATGATTCAGGCTTAGCTGGTACTTGGAGGTGGATAAAAGAAGGCGTTTTTAATACTATTGCAAGTACTCAGACTTATATTTCTTGGGATGCAATGGAAGAACTAGCAAGTCTTAGTTTGTGTTCCGAAGTAAATGTACCTTTTGAAGATACTAAAGATACTAAACCAAAATTTAAAGACTTTCAGAACTTAGTACCTAGAGTTAAAGGCCTTTTAGGTAGAGCTGATAGTCGGAATAGTATAATAAGAAATCACAATCTTATGTCTTCAATGGACCCATCGGTTTGTATACTGCCAGGCCAAGAGCCTTGGAAGCATGTATATTATAAAAAGAAAAAAACTAAAAGCTTTGAGAATTTAGAAGGTCTTGACGCATTAAAACCTTTCACTTGCGAAGGAGCATCCAAAAGCCTTGTTGGAGATGGTAGTAGTAGGAAAGGTTTTTTAAGTAATATACAATTAAATCTTTGGTTCTTAAGAGAAGTTGCTAAAGATGCAAAAGATATAAATGAGTTTTTAGAAGGTGTTATCGAAGGTGTTAATAATGCTTGTGGAAGTTTATTCAATTTAATTGTTACTAGCCATCCTTACGATAGCGATCGTATTATGGTTATCGATGTAGATACAACAAAAGGTCCAGATAATCCTAAACCAAAATCAATACCAATATTTGGTTCAAATAGTATAGCTAGAGAAGTAAATCTTAATACAGAAGTATCTAATGATATAAAAGCCCAAATAATGTATGGTTCAAACAGAAATACTGCTAAAGAAGATAAGAATGGTCGTATTTACGATGAATATGATTTATTCGGTGGCACAGGCGAATCTGCTGTAGAAGATAGGAGTCCGTCTATTAAAGACCAGAAAAAAGATGTGGCTTCAGATGGTTGTCCAGAAGGTACAGAAGCTGCATCTGACGTTGAAGAATCTAAAAAGAAAAAATTTAGTAAAGCAGTTAAGAAGATGTTAGGTTCTACGACAACAGAGAAAGCTAATTCAGCAGTAACAGCTATGAAATCTTTAACAGATTGGCCAAAAAAATCTACTGCCTGGTCCCCGCCTATACTTCCAATAACATTTTCTTTTAAAATGGATGGTTTTTCTGGATTAGAATGGGGTAATATTGTAATTCCAAATTACATACCTAAAAGATATGGAAACCCTTTAGATCCAAAAAATATGAAAGTTTTCTTTATGGTAACTAAAGTAAAACAATCTATTTCTGCAGGAGATTGGGTAACCGAAGTAGAAACTATAATGAGAGTTAAGAATTAAAAAGAGAATATAAATGCCAATTAGAATAAGCAAAAGAAATTCAATTAAAAGTGCTGATAATAATGCTAGTGGCCTATATGGTCAAAAAGCTAGAGTTTATACTAAAGGTGGCGAATTCTACAATGGTGATGGTAGTGAGTATGTTGGCTTATTTTGGTCTTCTGGTGAAAAAACTTATTCTGGTAAAAGTCCGGAAGATAAAAATTCTAAAAGAATATATCGAAAGCCACTACTTAATCAAAACCCAAATTATAATGAGTTAAATACTCCAGCATATTTTTATGAAAAATTGAAAGAAGACTACAGTAGAAGAGTTCCTCCTATAAAAACAACTCTACCTCAATTAACTGCAAAAGATATAAATAAAGGTGTTATAAAACGCTATTTTGTTAAGACTGGTAATACTAGCCAAATAGTAGAAATTTCTAAAAAACAACATAAAGCTTTAAAAAGTTCGTCCGAACCAATAAAATCCTTTATTAAATTACATGAGCTAGTTTGGAAAATATCCGGACCTGATAACGATATAATAGACGGAACAGGAACAATTCAAATGGCTGGTATTATAGAAACTAATGAAAGAACTATAAATAATTCAGAAATGAAATTTCCTGGTCTTAGAAATTTTATTGGCATTCTTAATCAATTTTCTGTGTAAATATTTTTTTATGTGGATATTTTTTCTTATATTAAGCTTATGATTATAAAGCAAATAGAAGGTATTACTAACAAAATAAAATTAAGATCTTATCTACAAACAGGAAAGTCTGTTGATACTGATAGTATAACTACTCAAGCTCATAAATTCATTCAGAATAAGTATTGGAATAGAAAAGATATATTCGATATAATTCCAGAAACAAAACATAAAGAAAGGCTATGTATGCTCACAGAAAAGCTTAGTGAGTATGAACTTTCTTCTGGGTTAACTTACGATAAGTATTTAGAACTAGTAAAAGTTTTTAATACTATTGAATCTAAAGGCTTATATACTAAGTCTGGTTATGAATTCACAAAATACAATATTTATACTCTTACTGGTAGGCCTTCGAATTCTAATAATGGAATTAATTATGCTGCAATGAATAAAGATGATGGTACTAGAAGCAGATTTGTTAGTAGGTTCGATAAAGGTCTTTTAATAGAACTCGATTTTGATGCTTACCACCTTAGGCTTATAGCTGAATTAACTAATTACAAATTTGGTAAAGATTCTATTCATAAAGAATTAGGTAGACAATATTTTGAAAAAGAAAATCTAACAGAAGAAGATTATCAAATGTCTAAATCAATGTCTTTCAGGTTACTTTATGGTGGTATACCTAAAAATTTTAAAAAAATACCATTCTTCGAAGGCTTAAAAGATTACATATTTAGCTTGTGGGATTCTTATAAAATAAATGGTTATATAGAAACTCCTATATACAAAAGAAGACTTTACAAAGAATGTTTCGAAAAGATCAACCCTCAGAAGCTTTTTAACTATCAAATACAAGCTTTTGAAACCGAGGCTAATGTAGAGATGATGAAAGACCTTTTGGAAAAACTAAACAATTACAATTCTGAATTAGTGCTTTATACTTACGATTCCTTTCTTATAGATTTTGACCCTAAAGATGGGAATGACTTAATAAAATCTATTAAAAATTCTCTAAAATATCCTACTTCTGTAGTTTATGGAAATAATTATAATGACCTTAAAACTTTGCCGTTTTAATAGTCTGATTGATATTTATATAAGAGGAAAACTGTATGAATTTTATGATAAATCAACTAGTTAAAGATTGGGCATGGCAAGTCAACGATGGTATGCCAGACCCTAAAGACCGAACGCATTTAGAAGT